AAGTGTTAGAACTAGCATTAGAATTTACTCCATTACCTTCACTACCACCATCAACAGATACACCAACTGAATTTGGAGTTGTGCTGTTCCAAGTTGATGCTGAAGTATTTGCTGCGTTAGTAGCATTTAAATAAACTTCTCCAGCATTTCCAAGTGTATGATGATAAGTCATCCAGTATCTAGCTGCGGTTCTTTCTCTTACTGTCACAAATTCTGCGGCAGTTCCAAATCCTGTTGGTACACGACCATCACTACCAGTTCCAGTATAAGCAATAACGGCAAATTTTGATGTTGCATTAAAACTATATCCAGATGGAGTTATATCGCCAGAAGTAATTCCTGATGTCGTTCCAGCTTTCCAATTCCAGCTACAATATTTTTCTGTATTAGTATTAACCTTATCATCGGCATCAACTTGAAAACCATCACTTGTAAAAGAATCTAGTGTGTCGGCATCTGTAATTTCTGCTTCACTTGAATCATTTGAGGATAAGCGTTTAGTAGCACCTCTCACAGAATCAAAAATCATGTGTGCGTCAGCAGCATCACGGTTTTTTATCCAGACCAAATCTGGTTGCATATCGGTGTCGGTATCATCAAAAGTGATTGCGTGATTAGCACTTCCATTTCCAGTATATAATTGGACTTTGAAATATGCTGATGGATCGTCTATTGTTGTATAAACTGCCATTTAACCTCCATCACTTCCTAAATTTTTTGTGCAAAGAGCAAGAAATCCGCTAGGTGGTGCGTACTCAAATTTACCATATCCATTTTCATCTGCCGCATCGGAAGTATTAGCATAAGGTGGATTGCCAAAATTTAATGCAACAGTAAATGTATTGTTGCTTTCATCGCCACAAGCAAAAAAGTAATGACCATTTGCTGTACTGGCTACTGCTGTAATAGATACAGCAGTTCCAGAATTTTGAACTGTACCATTTTTATAAAATTTTAATTCGTTATCATCAAGATTTAAAGCTATTCCTATTATATCATTAGCGGTAAAAGTATTGCCATAACTGCTACTACTATTACCAGTAAGTATGTTTCCATTATTTGAATTATAACCATACGCATTAGATGCGTAACCTAATTGTGCATTAGTATCGATAGCAACAGAATCAGCAATACCCAATTTTAAAATAACTGTTCCTGATGCTGTGCTAATAGCTTTTGCTTCCATATACCATTTTCCAGCCGAAACAGCTATTGTTGATGTTTTATGTGCATATCCAGTTCCACCTGTAACAAGATAACAATTTCCTTCTGAAAAAGTTGCGGCAGAATAATAATTATCAAGTGGATTCATAGTTGCAAAATTATTCGTTGGTGTATCGGTTGTTTGATCTGTTGCGGCTAGATTAGATTCTGACCAATCCGTACCACCATTAGCATCGTTGCCTAAATTATCACTAGCTTCAAAATCTAAATAAAATCCGTTTGTTCCAAAGGTTAATCCTGATACATCTTTCGGTTTCCAAATTGTAGGACTATCTTCGTCAAATTCTCCAAAGTCTGAAGCGGCATAAGCCTGTCCATCAGATAATACGACTTCAGCCATATAGCCATCAAAATACATTGTTCCACCTTCAGGAGTTATAGAACCAATGGCATGAGCAATAGCTGAATTAAATTTACTATCTAAATCTTGACTTGGTGCACTATCTGTACCAAATGAAGTTTCCTCAGTTCCATTCACATAAATACGCATTCGATTTCCAGAAGTTGCATTTCCGCTATCGTATGTAAAAACTATATGATACCACGCACTCGAATCTCGGAATACTCTATTCGTTATTAATCGCATTACATAACTATTGGAATGTTTTTCTTCCCAATAAAGTTTGTCATCTGAACCAAAATAAATTTCAGTATAATTATTTCCATCGGAAGCGGCATCAGCGATTGCCATTGCAGTTCCAAGAACTCCTCTCTTAATCCATACAGATAAAGTCCATTTATCAGCATCTGTAGGAGTTCCTAAAGTTCTTGTTAATTGTGCACTATCCCCATCATTAAACCGACAGGAATTGGCTACTTCGTATGCTCCACCTAATGCTGATGCTACGTTTCCTGATAGGATTGTTGGTAAAGGCATTAAACCTCCAATTCAGGCCACTCGCCTAATGGTCTTTCCATAACAGGATTTTCTTCTGTGCCTGTATTGACATATTCGTATAATGCTTTTAAAGCATCTACGTCAGCCGCATTGTCAATGGCAGTTTCCATTTCATTTGATCTTGTTCTTACGTTAGTTCTAAAAGTTGCAACAGCACTGGGTACTTCATAACTTTCTACATCGGTTGCTTTTATGACATACCAATCTGTCGGTGCTAATAATCCACTTGCTTGACTTTTTATAATATCTTTCTTTTGAGATTTTAAACCTTTAGTAACAATTTGATTTCCATTGTCATCTAATAAAGGTTCTCCAGCTTCATCAACTTCATTTCTATCTTCTAATAATTTTGCTGTTGCACTTCCATAAGAAGCTGTAACTTGTCCATCTGCAAAATCAAAAGATTGATTTGTATTAGTGTAGTATGCTTCATCTTTCTTGTTTGAATTGTCAAAGACTACTTCATATATTCCAATCGCTTCTCTTTCTTCGTTAGTCCATCTAAAAGAAAAGATATTTCTTGAATGACGAACATCTCCAATAACCATAGCTTTTGGATTATTGATTATTTTTACTATTGCGTTATCTTCTACTAATGCCCACATAATTTTAACTTTCTGGTATGTTTAAAGTTCTACCAACCTCTTGCCAAATTGATCCATTGTATCTAAAAACTAAAATGTCTGTTTTTGCATCTGTATCTGTTGTAGTCGGTGCAGTATCAGCCGCAAAATTAAATACTGCGTTCCACGAAAATGTATGACTTCCATTAAAATTAATTTCTATACAAATAAATGCACCTTCTACTGCATTACTTGGTGCAGATAAAGTCGTATTTTCAGTGGTGATGTGATATGCGTTGCTCTGACTTTGAGAATCCCAAGCCACAGCATTTGATGATGATGTAATTGCTTGTTGTGGAACATAAGCTAAATCATTAAATTTAATTGCTCCTGTTCCATTTGTTGTAAAATCTATCGCACCATTCGCTCCATCTGTAATTTGAATTGCACTAGAGTTTGATCCTTTATTTGTATCTAAAACTAAATCGTATGCTCCACTTGTTGTTAAATAAGCAGAAGCACCAGCAGAACCTATAACTGTTTTTCCTGAACCTTTTGGTTTAATATGTAAGTCCACATTGGTTTCCCCACTTGCTCCTAGAATTGGGCCATTACCTGTTGATCCATTTGTAATTTCTAATTCATTAACTGCTGAACCTGTTGTTTGAAATATTATTTGTTCGTTGCCATTTTCATCTCCTATAAAATGTGCATCGTCAATTAAAATATTGTGTGAGTTGGTATCTAAATTTCCGCCTAATTGTGGTGTAGAATCTCCACTTAATTCTGTTGTTACTGATGAGTCTATAAAATCTACTGTGTTTGCTGATGTATTAACATTGCATAAAGTAATACTATCTGAACCATCATAATATTTTAAAGTATGTGTTCCAGCCGAGCTTGAATCCACCCATATACTTCCAGCAGCTAAACTGGATGGAGCTGATGTTGCAAGGTTATGTGTATTGACCGCACCTAATATATTATTTAATTCAGTACGAAACGCACTAAACCCTTGATTTGCTAAACTATAATCTGAAACTGAACTCATATTTTTTTATCCTTATATCCTCTTTTTATAACATTAACTAGCAGATTTCAAACCATATCCTTTCGCTACATAGTCAAAGGTTCTATTTAATGCTCCAGCACCACTTCCACCAGAACCATAAAAGGTTATGGTAAATCCTGTTTTTGTTTTACTTGAAATTGTATAGTAATCTCCTGTCGCCATATTTTGTGCAGCTATTCCTACTGCTGGACTAGCATAAAAAGCATTAGAATAAGTAATGGCTTTTGCTCCAGCTCCACTTTCCACATCTTCTTCACTTTCTAATCTTTTTTCTAATACTAATTTTACTTGCATACTAGAAACTTCAGGTCTAGCATTATTGTCATCACTCGTCAATTTTAACCTAAATTTAAAATATCTTCCTTTTAAAGTTGCTTGTTGAGAAATATCTGCATAAGTCGTGATTGCTCCTAAAGAACTTGTACTTGAACCAGCTTGTAAAAAAGCATTACATTTTGAGGGAGCTGTACCATCGAAAGGCCCAGTTGCATCATCAAATAAACTTGCTCCTCTTCCACTATCAAATAAATCATATAAATCATTTGTAACCATATCTATTGTCGCTTGAAAAGTTGCGTCATAGATGGCATCAAGAGAAATCTGTGAAACACTACTACCAATATAATTTCCTGATGATTCAATATTAGAAGCATAATAAGTAGGATTTGAAGTCGTATCAGTTCCACCTAAATCAAATACTCCCTCTGCTGAATCAAAATCCCCCACAGTATCGTCAAATTGAGTAATCGTATCTAAAGTAGCCACTTCAATATCAGAAGAATCCATACCCTTAACACAATTTCCATCAAAAGTTCCATTCCAACCTAATCCTGTAACTGCACTTGCTGTTTCTTCGTTATAAGTTGCAACATCTGTATAGTGTTCTAAACTTGAAATATTAGAATATACAATCGCTTCATTTGCAGATTCGTTTCCTAATTTATCAACAGCTTTAATTAAAAAAGCTCCTGTTCTTGCATTAACAGTAACACTATTTGATTTTCTTCTTACGACTTGGGTTAAGTTTGTTGATGAGTTCCAACCAGCACCACTTGCAACATCTTGATAACGAATTGCATAATAAGATACATCTAAATCTGCGACAGGTGTCCATTGTAATTGCATGGAATCCGAACCCACCATAGATACTGCTAATTCAGATACATCGCTAGGAGTAGCTGTTGCACCAATGATAGTTCTTGTAGATGAGGTATAAGTTGATGAAACTCCTAAAGCATTTATAGATTTAACTCTAACATTGTAAATTTTTCCATCCACTACGTTTAACATTTCATAGTTTAATTGAGTTCCTTTACCTAAAATTTTATAATCTGATTCTGTGCTTTGTTTAGCTTCGACTTGATAGTATTGAACAAATTGATCGGTACTTGCTCCTACAACAATATTTAATCTTGTTAAAACTACTCCATCTGAATACTCAACTAATTCATCGGTTAAGGTAACTGATGCTGGAGCTGTAACAGAATAAGGATTAGGAAGTGTTGTGCTGGGTGTTGCAGTTGCGGAATTTTTAGAAACCCAAGTATAATGGGAATCTTGATGAATAACTAAACTTAAATCTATTGTGTAATCTTCGTTAAAAGTAATACCAATCACTCTATGTGGTTTTGCAGAATAACCTAAAGAAGAAAGGGTAATATTAACTATATCTCCTATGGCTAAATCATAAGCATCAAATCCTACTGTTAATTGTAGTCCTTTTGAATCTCTTGATCTTCTACAAATTATTTCTGCTAATTCTGTGGCTTGGTATTTATTTGTAATAGTAGTAAAATCAAATCTTCCCTCTAAAAGAAAACCTCCATCAGCAGTTTTCATTGTTGCGTGTTGGTCGGCTGACGTATAACCACTATCATCTATCTCTGGCCATTGAACTTCATCCACTTGGTAATTGCGGTCTGGATTAACATAACTTACAATGACTCTGTTAAATTTATTTGATTTACTTTCACTTGATAAACTATATCCACCAATAATATCATCTTCGGTTAAAGTGATAGAAGCTGAACCAGTTGTTTCTGCAATAATTTTATATTTACCACCTACATAAGGAAGAAATGCTCTACACCCTTTTGTTAATTCTCTTACATTATCTATAACTTTTCTTGATGTATCTATAACTGCGTGGCAATTTAACAAAGCAATATTAGAACCCCCACTTACATTAACAACATTAGCAGTACATACATCTGCCGCAGTTTGCCAATCTGCCCAGTTAGAATCAAACGCACTATCAGGTAATCCTTTTCCAAATCTTTCGTTTCTTAAATAATCTAATAAATTCCAAACAGGAATATCTGAATATTCCCAAGTTGAAGAATCTCCTTGTCTATGACTTCCACTTCCACCTGTAACTGAACCATCTAAATTTGCATTATAAACTTTTCTTCCTTTAACTAATGCTTTGATATTAGGTAGTCCAGCAAACGCATCTTGATTCCATTTAAACTTAAAACTTAAGTATGCTATGCCCTGTAGCTTATGGGCAGTAGTCCAAGAATCTAATTGACCTAATAAACTGCATTGTCCTTGTGCATCTGTTCCTGTGTGTGCTTTAACTTCTATTAAGCTGGTACTATCTTTATAAAAATTACCATCACTTGAAGCGACTGTTCTTGAAGTATCGTTAGTTAATGCTCCTGACCAAGTAACTTCTTTATCATCAATATAAATTTTTTCTATACTTTCAATTTCTCCCTCACATAACACTAATCCTATATATAAAAATTCATTATCTGTTCCGCTTGTTTCTACAAAGACTCTCGTACCACCAATTTTTCTAGTTCCATAAACAACAGGAATAGACAT